TGGACTATCGTGCAGACTGTGATCCTGGATTTCAGTATATTACTAGATCAAGTCCTAGATCATTTGGATATAGCACAGGTTACCTGACGGGTGACGGCGAAGCACCAAATGGTTTCCCCGTTGGTGCCGGTATTGCTTTCCCGCAAAATCCACAAGTAGGTGACTATTTCTTACGTATTGATTATATGCCGCAAATATTATATCGCTGGGACGGCAAGCTGTGGATTCGTATTAGTGAAAATGTAAGAACTGATACTGGATTTACTGCTGAGGACACATCACTATTGTCCGGCTTTATTAACAACCAGGGTGAAATCTATCTAAATAATGCGGGAGAAGTTGTTCCTCAAGCACAACCACTATCGTCTGTGTTGCAACCTACCCTAGACCCAGTACCCCCGGAAGTATAATAAATGGCACAATATTTTTACGATAATCAAATAAGAAGGTTCTTAATTCAGTTTGCTAAAATCTTTAGTAACTGGTATGTTACTAAAGGTAAAGACCCTAATGGAAACGACATTCTTGTTCGTGTACCAATTATGTACGGTGATAGCAGTAGACAAGCATCCACTATAATCGCAAACAACAGTGCGAGTAATTTACCGTCGGCACCATTAATTACCTACTATATCAGCGGTCTTGAGTATAATCAAAAATGGACGCAAGACCCAACATTCGTTGATAAGATAAATGTTCGGCAACGGGCTTATAATCAAGAAACACAAAGTTATGACACAACGCAAGGCCAAGCATTTACTATTGAGCGAATAATGCCAGTGCCGTATACTCTGCGTATTAGTGTAGATTTTTGGACTACTAATTATCAACAGAAATTAGAGATTATTGAACAATTGGGTACACTGTTTAACCCAGCATTAGAATTACAAAGTACTGATAACTTTGTTGATTGGACTTCATTGAGTGCAGTTTTTCAGGATGGAATAAACTTTTCTAGTAGACAAATTCCCCAAGGTACCGGTAATCCTATTGATGTTCTGACTTGGAAATTCTATATGCCAATTTGGATCACTACATCAAGTAAGCTGAAAAAGCTAGGTGTTATTCATAAAGTTATTGCTAGTATTTTCAAAGGGACTGCATTAGATGACATTGAAGATGAAGATTTACTGTTAGGAACTAGACAAAAAATTAGTCCATATGGATATAAGCTACTACTGATGGGTAATCAATTGCAGCTATTGCCTCAAGCTACTGCATTTTATCCTCCCAATAGTTCACTTGAGCAACCCGTAAACCCCAATAGTGATTTGTATTGGAGTAGTTTACTAAATGTGTACGGTGCAATAAGACCGGGTATTAGTCAAATTTGGCTACAAAATCCATATTTGGAAGATGATATCGTAGGTACTATTGTTCCCAATCCAGTTGATGATAGATTCTTAATCTATAACATTGACCCTGACACTTTACCGCAAAACACACTTGATCCAATTGATGCTATTATTAATCCCCAACTAACCGGACCCAATGCAGGTTTACCGGGACCTTGGCCTGGAGCTAGATATCTTATAGTTGAAGACATCGGAAACGATGCAGATGATACTGTTTCTTGGGGAACCTTAGTTGCACAGGCAAATGATATTATTGAATATAACGGAAGTTCCGGCGAATGGGAAATTGCATTCTCTGCTGATGAAGCAACTACTGTAGAATTTGTAACTAACCTAACCACTAATATTCAATATAGATATGTTCCCGGAGACGGAATGTGGATAAAGAGTTACGAAGGTTGGTATGGCGAAGGTGACTACTCAATTGTCATCTAATACAACCCAAGCTGCTGGTGTCTTTTTCTATAGTAATAGTACTGACAGATATCTATATTTGTTAAGAGCAGATAGTAAAAATCCTACATGGAGTATACCTGGCGGAAAAGTTGAAGATGGTGAGACATTATTTGACGGCATTGAAAGAGAATGTAGTGAAGAAATTGGATTCTTTGATAGCTCTTACAAATTAATTCCTATTCAAAAATTTGTCAACAACAATTTCATATATCATACTTTCTTCTGTAAAGTAGATGATGAGTTCGTGCCTATGCTCAATGACGAACACTTTGGTTATGCATGGGTAAGGCGCGGCCTATATCCTAAGCCGCTTCATCCTGGTTTATTTTCTACGATTAATATTGATATTGTGATTGAAAAGTTGAATAGTCTTACTTGATTACATTCCGAGAAGTTTCTCTACAAAAGGGAATCCAATTGCACCTGCTAGAATGCCAGCTCCCATAAGCATCCATCTCCATTTTTCTAGAGCAGATACTTTCTTTTCAACCTTTGCGTGTTGTTCTTTATTTTCTTCTTGGAAGTTTGTAATGAGTTGTTGTGCTGCGGCTGCGTGGCCATCAATATGAGTGCGCAAACCCTTCAGGTCAGTTTTGATATCATCCATTTTTTCATTTAGATATCCATACTGTACCTGAAGGACTGCGATTTCTGTCTCAGTTTCTTTCATCTTTTGAACTGTAGAAGCCTGAGCCATCTTTTATTCCTTATGCGCTTGCGATTGTAACAATCGGATTTGGCTGACCATTGTCTACGTTTGCAACTGCGGCTGAGTTGAACGATGAAATGACATCAGGGTTAACGTTAGCTAATACTGCAAGACCTGTACCAGAACCAGTTCCAGTAGCAGTAAAGGTGATACCAGTCATGCTAGCCATTGCGCCAACTGCTGTCCAGTCAGTAGTACCTGCACTGTAGATTGTATATACAGTACCTGCTGACAATGAGCCTGCCGCAACTGTTGCTGGGAATAGTTCTGAGCTATGATCATTCACGCTGGAAACAAATTGTACGCCAGAAGCTGCGTTAGTTGCTCTGATTGACATTGTGTTTGGAAGCAATGCAGTATTTGCAACGTTTGCAGTATAAACCGCGCCAGTTAGACCAGAAGTTGTACCAGTTACGAGATACTTTGTCTTGCCCTTTTGACGAACAATGAAGCCTGCTTCTGGAGTTGCATAAATGAATGCTGAACCAGCAGTAATAGCAGCAGTTGCGTTAGATGCTAAAGTAATAACATCCTGAGTTGCATATGATTCTGCATCTTCGTTAGTTAGACCAACGTTAGCGCCGCCGGGTGTAGTTGAAACACTGAAAGCAGCAGCATTAGCAATAGTCTTAACAAAGTAAGTAGTACCAGCAGTCAATCCACCGATATCAGTGTCAAGAATTACTGGAAGATTTGCAGTAAGAGTTTGTGCGTTGCCAACAGTAGTCAAGAAATTACCGGTTGCAGTTGCATTTGAGATTTCAATGTTTGGCTGAGCGTTGCTGCTTACATAACCAAGTGTAGTTGGAACACCGTTTGCTGGGATGTACTGAATGACGCTTGCAGCACCAATAGTAGAAAAACTGGTACCGAGACCGCCTACCTTAGTGCTTGAAGTAGAAACAGTATACAGAGTACCTGTACCATTAACACCAATAGCAACGTTAGCAAGAACTTGCTTACCGAAGATTGCAGTGTTACCACCGACTACTGAGTAAGTATTTGCGTTTGTTGCTGGCCATTGAGGTCCGGTTGGGTTGTTGAAGTATGCATCAACTACACCAACTGACAATGCTGATGCAGTTGTACCGGTAGTCAATGTAACCGGAGTAGATGTTGGGTTAGCGTTTAGTGGAGTTGCAGAAACAGTGAATGTTGATGCACCAGTGATTGCTAGAATATAGAAGGTTGTAGCAGCGGTCAAGTTTGTACCAGTTGTGATGCTAGGTACGAACGGCATACCAGCAATAACACCTAGTGAGCTTAAATTTTGAGAAACTGTTACGATATTTGTTGTTGCAGTAGTATTAGTTACTGTCAAGACTGCTTGAGCCTTTGCGATTTTTAGTGGACGTCCCATTTGTTTTTCCTTAATGTTATATGCGAGTTCTAGTCGCTACGCAGTGGGTACTGCATAAGTTCTCCTCATGAGAACATATAAAGTATTTAGCTTTTTTGCGTAATTATTCGGTGCCTGTATTGGCATGTGGCATGCCTAATTCTGTAATACTGAATTCTGATCCGGCTCCGCTGCCAGTTGTTAGAAATGCTACTACATTGCCTTGGCCACAATAAACGCTATTATAGCTGTCATTAGCAGAATAAATCGCTGACTGCTGAGTAGCAATTGCGTAAGGAACTCCTGCATTATTGAAAGTGTATGCAACATTTGATAGGGCTACTCCTGCGTTTGCAGTTAGCGTCAAACTAGTAGCATTAGCAATATTTGCTACAATTCCTACTGTTGTTCCAGTGGTATTTCCTATCCAAGCGCCGATTTCTAGCTGAGTGTTAAATGCAGTTCCTACACCAGTAACTGTTACTGAGTTAGTTGCTGCTGTGGCTGTTCCAGTGCCTGCTACTCTAGGGTAGCCTGTAACAGCATGAATGCCAGTACCAGTAGTTGATATTCTAATCTTATCGGTAGCAATAACTGCTGATTGCTGTGATACTAAATTACCTGTATATACATATGATGCCATTTTATTATCCTTATAGTCTTCCAACTGCAACTTCAATGACGCCTTCATAGCCATCAAAGTCTTGCAGAGCTTTACCTATTACTGTACCCATAGAAGGGAACTGATTTGGTCTTGCAAATCCGTTGCCACCTGAGATGAGCATATCACCTTTACTGATATTACCGCGAACTTTGCACGGTACACGACCCTGCAGTGCTACTGCTGTCAATAGTCCTGGGCATGTAGAGTTCATTACATATGCTGGGTTCGTAGAGACTACGCCTGCTACTCTACTTGTACCGTCTTCTGCTAGTGTGACTTCTTTCTCTCCGCCGAACATTAAGACAGTGCCAGGTAGATATTTTACATCAGCTTCGTAGTATTCTGCAAGGTCAGCGTAAGTAGCTTGCATTCTTGATCCATCAGTTAATGTCCAGTTACCTGTTATGTTACCCGCTGTAGTGTTTGCACCTGCTGTAATTTGCGTAGTAGTTAATGCCCCAGTTACAGCGAGACTGGTCAATGTACCAACACTAGTGATGTTTGGTTGTGCTGCTGTTGTTACAGTACCGGCCGTAGTTGCACTAGCGACAGTACCTGAAACATTAGCACCCGCTACTGCATTGGCTGTTGTAGCGAATGCTACTGCTCCGCTGACATTAGCACCTGCTACTGCATTGGCTGTTGTAGCGAATGCTACTGCTCCGGTGACATTAGCACCGACGATTGAACTTAATCCATTACCATTACCAGTGATAAGTCCAGAGTTAAGAGTAATGGTGCCATTGCCAAATACCGCATTAGCTGTTGCATTACCGACCGTTAGACCGGTAAGCGTACCAACACTTGTGATGTTTGGTTGTGCAGCAGTTGTCACCGTAATTGGATAACCGCCGCTTAGTCTCGCTGTAGGAACAGTTCCGCTTGATAAGTTGCTTGCATTAATCTCAGACAATCCACTAGCATTACCTGTGAATACGCCTGTGTTAGCAGTGAATGCTACAGCGGTCACCGTGCCATTAACACCCAATGATGTTAGTGTGCCTAAGCTAGTGACGTTTGGCTGCGCGGCAGTTGTGAGTGTACCGGTATATAGGGTAGAAATTAAAGCCCCAGTAGCAGCGTTGAATGAGACATTTGCGTTAGCACCTAAAGCACGATTTCCGGTTGCGCTACTATTTACGAATACTGGAAAAAACGTTCCAGTAGTTTGATTAGTAACAACACCAAAATCACTAACATTGGCATAATTAACACTTAAGTTAGCAACTCGTGTAGTACTAGTAACTGTTAATGGAGCGGTACCTGTTGCGATGTTTGACGTTAATTGCGGTGCAGTAATAACTCCGGTCGCATTCACATTTCCTGTGTTGGTATTTCCTGTAACAGTTAATGTCTTTGGCGATGCAGCAGTATTCCAAACAATGTCTGCATCTCCTTGTAACAGGCCACTTGCATAGTATTGAACGGACCCTTCGCTTCCTTGTGCGGCAGTAGTTGACCCACTACCACTAACAGTGGCGATGACTCTACCTCCCGTACCATAAACGTTAGCACTTGTCAATGTTGCAGTTACTAGAGGTTTAACATCGCCGGCTACACCGTTTGCTAGTAGCGTTTCGGAAACTGTAATTGTAGTGCCATTAGGAATAGTTTTAATATAATAAGGTGTATTGGTTACTAACGAACTGTTTCCTAAACCACCTAAGAATTCTACTTCTTGGTTTACTGAAAGTACTGATGAGTCACCTACAGTGATAACGTTAGTAGAAGCAGTGGTACTTGCTGCCGAAGTATATGAATAAGTTGTGTATCCAGTAGAATTTACCGCGGTACTTAGACCAGCATCGGTATAAAGAGCAAACGTATTAGAAGTCAATACGTTAACATAATACGTATTACCATTAAGCTGCGTCATTCCCTGCGCATTGGTAACGGTGATTCTTAATCCATCAGTTAAGAAGTTGTCTTGTGAAGTTGTAACTACAGCCGGGCTGGCTTTTGATACGGTTTGAATAAAAGATATGATGCTAGATTTAGGAGTCCAAGATAGATTACCTAATCCATCAGTCTCAAGAACGTAGCCAATAGCACCGCCCGATATTTTGACATTAGACACTTCGCCTAAATTAATAAGACCACCGGCGGTTCCGCCTCTGTTTACCCAGTTAGTACCGTCATATGCAAGTACTTGACCATT